AACATGGGAATTAGCAGATGCTGATGCAGTTGCTACTTCAGATGGTTTATTAGCTGTAGCTTTAGGAGCTGCTTCTGATACTAACGGAATGTTAGTGAGAGGTATGGTAACTCTTGATCATGATCCCGGAGCGGTAGGTGATGTATTATATCTATCTACAACAGGTGGAGACTGTAGCGCAACAGCTCCTTCTGGAAGCGCTGATATAGTTAGAGTTATTGGTTATCAGGTTAGCCACGCTTCTGATGGTAATGTTTGGTTTAATCCAGACAGTACTTATGTAGAACTCGCATAATAAATTAAATTAAAATATGGCAATAAGTAAAATAAACAATATAGCGTACGCAAGTTTAGGTAAATTTAAAAATGTTACCAAAGCGAATCTTGCTAAAATGCAAAATGTATCTAAACCAGGACCTCCATTTGCTGACGATAAATGTGTTGATGGAATGTCATCCACTTCTAAATGGCTATCTTCATATTCTAATTTACCTACAACATTTACACACGCTTCTGCTCATCAATATTGGGCTATGGTTATGCACTTTGAACACGCTACTTCTGGTAATGTGGGGTTATTTGATCTTGATTGGAGTGGTTTGAATAGTAGTGGTAACAGTATATATTTGTATATACAAAATTTTGGCGAAACTTTATTTTGGTTATTTATAAGTGGTAATGATGGCACTACACATGCGCCAATTTATACGACTTCTGGTGAAATAGGTAACGAAAAAGTAACATTAACATTAACCGCAACAGGTGATACAATAGCTGATATAAAATTATATGTAAATGGTGGTAGTGTACATAATAATACAGCAACAACTGCACGGCCTAAATTTACAGCGGCTATGAATCAACTTGCTCTAGGAAGAAGAGATACAGTGTTTCATTTTAATGGTCAAAAGTTTAGTGATTTTGCTATATTTGGAGTTGCTTTTACTGAATCTGAAGCAAACGAAGCATATAATAGTGGCACTACTTTAGACATGACTACTCACAGCCAAGCTGCTAATTTAGAACATTATTGGTTAATGGGTGATGGTGCTGACAGTGATGGCACGGCAGATGGTGCAGATGTTAGTGGTAGCGCTTATATATATGACCAGAAAGCAAGTTGCGATTTGTTGATGCAAAATATGGATAGTACAGATATAGTAAGTTATTAATAAATAAAATGAAATGAAATATATAAAAGTAAATAAAAACGATTTAGGCTCAATAGATTTTAGCACTTTGAACGACGCTACTAGTTTGCAAGCATTCTTTATAGAAGAAAATGATTCTATGGCATTCACAGTTCCTGATAACGAAACGTTTATGCCTAGCGAAACACAATTAACTGAATCAGAATTTAACGAAGAATATGGTAGCGTTGAAGGAGTACAGCTTTTAAAAGGATAAAAACAACAATTAACTTAAATTAAATAAAATGGCAAAAAGAAAAACACCTAAGGTGAAAGACCTTAGACCACAAAAAATTAATAATGAACAATTAAAAAATGTTCAAAAAACAGTAAACGGGATAAATAGAGCTCAATTAGAAATTGGATCTATGGAGGTTAAAAAACACGAGTTAATGCACAGTGTCGCAGCATTAAGAGAATCTCTTGTTTTATTGCAAGACGAGTTTCAAAAAGAATATGGAACTTATGATGTAGATATTCAAACGGGTGCTATAAATTATCCAGAAGAAAATGGCGAAGCTGATAAGAAAAATTAGTATAGGTAAAGACTATAAGAACGATGCGATGCATTATGCTGTTGGACAAGAAGTATATGGTGGTCATAAAATTTGTGATATAATAGAAGAAGAAGATAAGTTCTCTGTTTATATTAAGAAGAATAAAGATGTTTTACCTTGGAAAGACTTTAACAAAAATATGGCTGTATCTGTAGAGTATAATCTAGAATACTAATGAAAAGCGTTTACAACTTTGTTGTAAAACCAATAGGAGAAAGATATAACAATACTAAAAAAGTTGGTGATTCAGAGTTAATACTTAATACTGAAATTTACAATCACCAATATGTAAACAGAAAAGCAACTGTTATATCCACCCCAATTATTGGTGATACAGATATTAAAGCAGGAGATGAAATTATTGTTCATCACAATATATTTAGAAGATGGCATAATGTAAAAGGTATAGAGAAAAATAGTAGAAGTTATTTTGATGAATCTACTTACTTTATAACTCAAGATCAAATCTTTTTATACAAAAGTAATGGGGAGTGGAAAGTCCCGGAAGGTTATTGTTTTGTAAAACCTTTAAAAGCTAAAGATCAATTTAATATTGATGCCGAAAGACCTTTAATTGGTATTGTTAAATATTCAGACGGTACTGTAGAGGTTGACGATCTAATTGGTTTTAGACCAAGTAGTGAATATGAGTTTATCATTGATGGTGAACGACTATATCGAGTTTTATCTAATTTTATAACTATCAAATATGAATATCAAGGAGACGAAGAAGAATATAATCCAAGCTGGGCAGAGAGCAGTTGAAGAACTGATTAAAGTCGCTAAGGAACCTATTGTAGATTCAGACGACGACATATCAGCTGATAGATTGAAGAATGCAGCAGCTACTAAAAAACTAGCTATATTTGACGCATTCGAAATACTTAATAGAATCCAAGAAGAAGAAAACTTACTCGAGGGCAAAGCACCTGAAGAGAGAAAGGAAAAAGTCTTTAAAGGATTCGCAGAAGGTAGATCTAAATAATGTACGAGCAAAGTTTAGTTAAAATAATCGAACCTATAAAAAAGACTACTATTAGTCGTCTTAATAAAGGCAAAAAATGGAAATATGGATACAATAAAGAACATGATATCGTTGTTATATCAAAAACTGGGAAAATTGGAGAAATCTATGAAATCCAAGGTTTGCGAATTGGCTTGCCGTTGGAACCAAAAGGAGTGTACATGCACCCCAAAAAGAAATGGGTAAAACAAGAGTATCCTAAAGAACTTGCTAGATTAAAAAATATATTTGATTGGAGAAATTATCCAGATGAACAAAAAGATCAGTGGCACGATTATATAGATGAAGAGTTTAAAAGAAGAGAAGAAGGGTTTTGGTTTAATAATAATGGTAAATCAACTTATATAGTAGGAACACACTATATGTACCTTCAATGGAGTAAGATTGATGTTGGTGCTCCAGACTTTAGAGAAGCAAATAGATTGTTCTTTATATTTTGGGAAGCCTGTAAAGCAGATAAAAGATGTTACGGTATGTGTTACTTAAAGAACAGAAGATCAGGCTTTTCTTTCATGTCATCTGCAGAAACAGTTAACTTAGCCACTTTAGCAAGTGATAGTAGATATGGAGTGCTTTCTAAAACAGGTAGTGATGCTAAGAAAATGTTTACTGATAAAATCGTACCTATTAGTATAAACTATCCATTCTTTTTTAAACCGATTCAAGATGGTATGGATCGACCTAAAACAGAATTAGCGTATAGAGTGCCTGCTAGTAAGTTCACAAGAAAGAAAATAACATCTAAAGAAAAGCTAGAAGATTTACAAGGATTAGATACAACTATTGATTGGAAGAATACTGGTGATAATAGTTATGATGGTGAGAAATTAGCTTTATTAGTACATGATGAAAGTGGTAAGTGGGAAAGACCTGATAATATATTAAATAACTGGAGGGTTACAAAAACATGTTTACGATTAGGTAGTAGGATTATTGGTAAATGTATGATGGGATCAACCTCAAACGCATTAGATAAAGGTGGAGAAAATTTCAAAAAATTATACAGATCATCCGATGTCACTAAAAGAAATAGAAACGGTCAGACAAAGTCTGGTTTATACTCTTTGTTTATCCCAATGGAATGGAACTACGAAGGATTTATTGACGAGTATGGAGTTCCAGTATTTGATACACCTGATATCGATGTGTTCGCCCCAGACGGCGAATTAATAGACGTTGGTGTTGTAGACAATTGGCAGAACGAAGCTGATGGTTTAAAAGATGATCAAGATGCTTTAAACGAATTCTATAGACAGTTCCCAAGAACTGAAGAACATGCGTTTAGAGATGAAACGAAAAACAGTATATTTAACTTAGTAAAGTTATATGAGCAGATAGACTATAACGAAGAGATGTCAAGGACTCTAGGAATTACAAAAGGTAATTTTCAATGGGTGAATGGAGTTAAAGATTCACAAGTAATATTCTACCCAGATCCAAAAGGTAGATTTAAACTTAGCTGGGTTCCACCTCAGCAATTACAAAATAGAGTGGTACTGAAAAACGGAGTAAAGTATCCTGGTAATGAACACATGGGAGCATTTGGTTGTGACTCGTATGATATATCAGGAACCGTAGATGGAGAAGGATCAAAAGGAGCATTGCACGGCTTAACCAGGTTTAGTATGGAGGACGCTCCTGCGAATAGCTTTTTTTTAGAATACTTATCTAGACCACCTACGGCTGAAATATTTTTTGAAGATGTTTTAATGGCATTAGTATTTTATGGCATGCCAATACTTGCAGAGAATAATAAACCTAGATTACTTTATTATCTTAGAAGAAGAGGTTATAGAGGGTTTAGCATGAACAGACCAGATAAAGTATGGAACAAATTATCTGTAGCAGAAAAAGAAGTTGGTGGTATACCTAACTCTAGCGAAGATATAAAACAAGCTCATGCCGCTGCGATTGAAATGTATATTCAAGATCATGTTGGTATGAAAAAAGATGGAACATTTGGGGATTTATATTTTAACGCATTATTAAACGATTGGTCAAAGTTTGATATAAACAAAAGAACAAAGTTTGATGCATCTATAAGTTCTGGTTTAGCGATAATGGCAAACAATAGGCATTTATACGCTCCAAATGTAAAGGTTGAAAAACCTAAATTAAACATAACAGTTTCTAAGTATAGTAATACTGGAACTAATTCACAAATAATAAAATAAATATATGGCAGAGTCTGGCATAAAAAGTTATTTCCCAAGTCAAACCGTAAGCGATGCTGAAAAGCTTAGCTTTGATTATGGTTTGAAAGTTGGTAAAGCTATAGAGCAAGAGTGGTTTAATAATGATAAGAGTCTTAATAGATATAGATCTAACTACAATAATTTTCACAGCTTAAGGTTGTACGCTAGAGGCGAACAGTCTATACAAAAATATAAGGATGAGTTATCTATAAATGGTGATTTGTCCTATCTTAATTTAGATTGGAAACCGGTTCCAATTATCTCTAAGTTTGTAGATATAGTGGTAAATGGTATAGCTGAAAGAACTTATGATATAAAAGCGTTTTCTCAAGACCCTAACGGTGTTAAAGAAAGAACTAAGTATATGGAGTCGATGTTAAGAGATATACAAATGAAAGAGCTTAACGCACAGGCTTTAGAAACTACTGGATTTGATATATCACAAACTAATAACGTAGAGTTACCAGAAACAAAAGAAGAGCTACAACTCCATATGCAGCTAGATTACAAACAAGCTGTGGAATTGTCAGAAGAACAAGCTTTAAACGTGTTGTTTGAAGGTAATAAATATGAGTTAACAAAAAAACGGTTTTATTATGATTTAACTGTTTTAGGTATAGGCGCCGTAAAAACTTGTTTTAACACATCTGAAGGTGTTACTATAGATTACGTAGATCCTGCTAATTTAGTTTATTCATACACAGACTCTCCTTATTTTGATGATATATACTACGTTGGAGAAGTGAAGTCTATTCCGGTAAATGAATTAGCAAAACAATTTCCTCATTTAACAGAAAGCGATCTTGAGGATATAATGAAAAACAAATCTAATAATAGATCTAATTATAATAGTAGATATTCTACGGATAAAGAAGATAATAACACTATTCAAGTTTTATATTTTAATTATAAAACTTACATGAACGAAGTGTATAAAGTAAAAGAAACTGGTACTGGCGCTGATAAAATTATACCTAAAGATGATACTTTCAACCCTCCGAAAGATAAAGAGGGTGGTTATAGTAGAATGCTAAGGTCTATAGAATGCCTTTATGATGGTGCTATGATTTTGGGTACTGATAAATTACTTAAATGGGAGATGGCTGCTAATATGATGCGCCCTAAAAGTGATTTTACTAAAGTAAAAATGAATTATTCAATAGTAGCGCCTAGAATGTATAATGGAAAAATAGATTCATTAGTAAAACGTATAACTGGTTTTGCTGATATGATCCAATTAACACATTTAAAGTTACAACAAGTAATGTCACGTATGGTTCCAGACGGTGTTTATTTAGACGCTGATGGTCTTGCTGAAATAGATCTTGGTAATGGAACAAACTATAATCCACAAGAAGCTTTAAATATGTTCTTCCAAACTGGATCTGTAATTGGTAGATCGTTTACAAGTGAAGGTGATATGAACCCAGGTAAAGTACCTATTCAGGAAATTACATCAGGATCTGGTGGAAACAAAATACAAGCGCTTATAGGTAATTACAATTATTATTTACAAATGATAAGAGATTGCACTGGTTTAAATGAAGCTAGAGATGGTAGCATGCCAGATAAAAATGCTTTAGTTGGAGTTCAAAAATTAGCAGCAGCTAACTCTAATGTGGCTACTAGACATATATTACAAGCTGGACTATTCTTAACTGCTGAAATTGCAGAGTGTTTGTCGTTGAGAATATCTGATATTATAGAATACTCCCCAACTAAAGATGCTTTTATTCAAGCTATAGGTGTTCATAATGTTGCTACTTTAGAAGAGATGAAAGATTTACATCTTTACGATTTTGGTATATTTATAGAATTACAACCAGATGAAGAAGAGAAAAGTATGCTTGAAAATAATATTCAAATGGCATTACAACAACAAAACATTGAGCTTGAAGACGCTATTGATCTTAGAGAGATAAAAAATATAAAGTTAGCAAATCAAGTTTTAAAAATTAGAAGAAAAAAGAAACAAGAGAGAGATAGACAGTTGCAAATGGAAAACATCCAAGCTCAAACTCAATCTAATACTCAAGCGGCTCAAGCGGCTGCTCAGACCGAGATACAAAAAAACCAAGCTTTAATGCAAACTCAAACACAGTTAGAGCAAATGAAAGCTCAACTCGAATCACAGAAAATGCAACAAGAAGTCATGCACAAAAAAGAATTAATGGAATTAGAATTCCAGTACAATATGCAACTTAAAGGAATTGAAGTTGATGGAATGAAGGATAGAGAAAAACAAAAAGAAGATCGTAAAGACGAAAGAACAAAAATACAAGCAACACAACAATCAGAAATGATTGAACAAAGAAATAGTGGTAAACCACCTAAAAACTTTGAGTCCGCAGGTAATGATATACTAAGCGGGGGATTTGATTTAGGAGCATTTGACCCTAGTTAGAAATTATTAATTATTATTATATTATATTATGGAAGAAAACGTAGAAAACGTAGTTGAAGAAACTACACAAGATCAAACTGAGGAAACGTCTCAAGTTGATGAAAGTAAATTTGAAAGCGCTGGAGATGATAGCGTGATAAAAGTAGATTTAAGTAACCCACCTAAAGAAAAAATAGAAGATGAACAACCAGTTAATGACACAAAAACCGAGGAAGTTCAAGAAGAGGTTACTGAAGAAACGGCTGATAAAGAAGAGGTTGTTGAACAATCTACAGAAGAAAATGATGAAACACCTGTTTTAGAAGAGATAACAGAAGAGGCTGAAGAACTAGAAGAGCAAGTTGCCGAAGCTATAGTAGAAGCTCAAGAAACAGGTAAACCAGTTCCAGAAAACATTCAAAAGTTAATGGATTTTATGGAAGAAACTGGTGGAGATTTAAGTGACTATGTTAAACTTAATCAAGATTATTCAAAGTTAGATGATCAAGCTTTATTATACGAATATTATAAGCAAACAAAACCTCACTTAAACACAGAAGAAATTAACTTCCTTATGGAAGACACGTTCTCTTATGACGAAGATATGGACGAAGAAATAGAGATACGTAGAAAAAAATTAGCGTTAAAAGAGCAAGTTGCCGACGCTAAAGCCCATCTGGACGGGCAAAAGTCCAAATACTATGAAGAAATTAAATCTGGTTCAAAGCTTACGAGTGAGCAACAGAAAGCAGTTGATTTCTTTAATAGATACAACAAGGAATCAGAAGTAACTAAAAAGACAGTAAAAAAGAACTCTGATATTTTTACACAGAAAACAAATAATGTTTTTAACGACAAATTCAAAGGTTTTGAATATAACGTCGGTGATAAAAGATACAGATTTAATGTAAACAATGCTGAAGAGGTTAAAAATACTCAAAGTGATATAAGCAACTTCACCAAAAAGTTTTTGGATAAGAATTCTGCTTTAACAAATGCTAAGGGTTATCACAAATCTCTATTTACAGCAATGAATGCGGATGCTGTTGCAAAACACTTTTACGAACAAGGTAAAGCTGACGCTATGAAAGATAGTGTTGCTAAATCTAAAAATGTAAATATGAATCCACGACAAAGTCATGGAAAAATTGAAGCAGGTGGTATGAAGTTTAAGGTGTTAGGTGATAACTCTTCTGATTTTAAGTTTAAAATTAAAAACAAAAATAAATAACAATTTAAAACAAATTTAAAATGGCAATTACAAGTGCAAGTGCACCGGATGCAGCCCCACGTAAACAAACGTTAAGCGGAAATTATATCGACTTTACGGGAGCGGGTAGCGCATGGGCACAACAATACTTACCAGATCTTATGGAGAAAGAAGCAGAGATCTTCGGTAAAAGAACGGTTGCAGGATTTTTATCTCAAGTTGGGGCTGAAGAAGCGTCTAACTCTGATAGAGTCGTGTGGTCGGAACAAGGTAGATTACATCTATCTTATAAAGCAACATATACATCTACTCATATCCTAACTATTACTAAAGACATTGACGGTAACGCTTTGACTACTAATAGTGGTATTAGAGTTGGTGATACAGTTGTTGTAACTTCATCTGCTGGTAATACAGCAAAATGTCACGTACAAGCAGTTAACGATTCAAACAATCAAATTACTATGTATCCATACGGAGCTGCTGATTTAGGTACTGCTATCGGTACTGCGACTACAGCTGATATGTTAAGAGTAATGGTTTACGGTTCAGAATACGCTAAAGGTACTGCTGCAAAAGCTGAAGCTAATCAACCTACTTTCAAGTCACATTTCAATAAACACATCATTTTAAAAGATTTCTATGAAATTTCTGGATCTGATGCTGGAAATATTGGTTGGGTTGAAGTGGCTGGTGAAACTGGACAAAGTGGATATCTTTGGTATTTAAAAGCCGAAGGTGATACTAGAGCTAGATTTACTGACTATATGGAAATGGCTTTATTAGAAGGTGAATTAGCTGTAGCAGGTTCTGTTGTAGAAAACACATCTATGGGATTAAGTGCTTCTACTACTGGTTACGATGCTGGTACAGAAGGTTTATTTAAAGCTGTAACTACAAGAGGTCACCAAACTACTGGTATTACTGGTGTTAACGCGGCTACTGATTTAGCTGAATTTGACGCTGCTTTAGCGGTGTTTGATGCAAACGGTGCAATTGAAGAAAACATGATGTTTGTTAATAGGGGCGCTTCGCTAGCTATTGACGACATGTTGGCTTCAATGAATTCTTATGGAGCTGGTGGTACTTCTTACGGAGTATTTAACAATTCTGAAGATATGGCGCTTAATTTAGGTTTCTCTGGTTTCAGACGTGGATCTTACGATTTCTACAAATCTGACATGAAATACTTAAACGATCAAGCTTTACGTGGTGGTTTAAACGATACTGTTAACGCAATTAGAGGAGTTATAATTCCTGCTGGAGTATCTTCGGTTTACGATGAGCAATTAGGGAAAAATCTTAAAAGACCTTTCTTACACGTTCGTTATAAAACTTCTGAAGCTGATGACCGTAAATTAAAAACATGGATCACGGGTTCAGTTGGAGCTGCGACTTCTGGTAAAGATGTGATGGAAGTACATTACTTATCTGAAAGATGTTTAATTACACAAGGAGCTAATAACTTCATGTTAATGAACTAAGCACAATTATTTTAAAGAGACTGGGATTAATTTCCCAGTCCCTTTATTTTTATTAATTTTATTATATATTATATTATGGCAAAGAAAAAAGAAACAAAAAAAGTTGAGATAAAAGAACCTCAATTAGAAAAAACAGTTACAGAATTTTTTGAAGAAACTATAACTCAAGAACCAGAAGTAATTGTTAAAGAAAAACCTTTACCAACGTCTAAAAAAGATAGTTGGGAAATTAAAGATAGAACGTATAATTTGACTAAAGGTAGATCTCCTTTAACCTATTTAATAAGAGGTAGTAATATCCACTGGTTTGATGAAGAAAAAGGTTATGAAAGAGAACTAAAATACACTTCTAACCAAAGAACATGTTTTGTAGATGAAATGGTTGGAGAGCAAAGATTAGAGCATATTATTTTCCAAAATGGATCTCTATATGTCCCTAAAAATAAAACAATTTTACAAAAACTGCTATCTTTGTATCACCCGCATAGAGATAGATTATTTGAAGAACATAAACCAGCTCAAATAGCAGCTAGTGAAATTGATGTACTAGAAATGGAGATAGAAGCGTTAAACGCTGCACAAAATCTAGATATTGATATGGCTGAAGCAGTTATGCGTGTGGAAGTTGGTTCTAAAGTATCAGAGATGAGTTCTAAGGAACTTAAAAGAGATTTACTATTATACGCTAAGAAAAACCCAGGTTTATTCTTAGATTTAGTAAATGATGAAAACGTTGTTCTTAGAAACTTTGGTATTAAAGCAACTGAAATGGGGATATTAAAATTATCCACTGATCAAAGAACTTTTTCATGGGGATCTAACGATAGAAAACTGGTGAATGTTCCTTTTGATGAACACCCTTATTCAGCTTTAGCTGCTTGGTTTAAAACTGATGAAGGAATGGAGATATACTCCAATATAGAAAAACGATTAAATTCGTAACAACCCTATGGTAGAGTAACCACTCTTCGGGGTGGTTACTTTATTATAATAAAAAAAAATATGGTAAATATAGATACAGTATATCAAAAAGTATTAGCATTGGCTAACAAAGAGCAAAGGGGTTATATAACTCCTCAAGAGTTTAATTTATTTGCTGACAAAGCCCAAAAAGAAATTATAGATCAGTACTTTTACGATATTAACCAGTTTGGTAGAACGCCAGGTAATAGCACAGAGTACTCTGATATGCTAGAATTATTAGATGAAAAATTAAGTGCTCTTAAAGATAGTAGTACAGAAACTGTTACTAACGGTAGTTTTCAATTAGGCGTTGACGTTTATAGAATTGGATCTATAATTGACGGTGATATAGAGATAGAACCAATAAATTACAATGAGCATAAATTAAGAAATTTGTCTCCACTTACAAAACCAACACTTAGTAGGCCAGTATATGTAAATACAAGCAACACTATCAATGTTTACCCTAATAGTATTACTAGTGTGTTTTTATCCTATATTAAAAAACCAACCAAACCGCAGTGGGGATATGTAGTTGTAAACGATAAACCGCTTTACAACTCTGATTCCAATGTGTCACAAAATTTTGAATTACACCCGTCAGAAGAAAGCGAACTAGTATATAGAATATTAGCTTTAGCTGGTGTTGCTATAGAAAAACCGCAATTAACACAAGTAGCTGTAGGATTGGAAGGAGCTAAAGTTCAACAAGAAAAACAATAAATAAATGGGATTATTAGACAGCACATCAGAAGGACAGTATTATCAAGGAAATGATTATGGCAACTATCAATTCACATCTTTAAACGATATTATAACTCAATTCCAAATCGCTTATGTTGGAGAAAACAAAGTAATACCCAAAATAAAAAGAGCTGACATAGCTTTTCACGCTCAAAGAGCGATGCAAGAATTATCATTCGATACTTTTAAATCTATAAAAGCACAGGAAATAACAGTACCAGCAACACTGCAAATGATACTTCCACAAGACTATGTAAATTACACAAAAATAAGTTGGGTGGATTCAGCTGGAATAAAACACTTATTGTATCCTACAAGTAAAACTTCAAACCCTACTAAACCTCAACAAGAAACAGATGGAGATTTCTTATTTGATTTAAATGGTAACTTAATACCATCTGGTAATTTGTTAAGTGGAGAAACGTTACAAGGTGGTATAGGTAGTTGGGAAGCAAATGTTAGCGCAAAGGATGGAAGTGCTATAAGCGTTGTTTTAGAAGAGCCAGAATTGGCTAAATCTAACGGTTGGGTTTGGGATAATAATAAATTAACACTTTTTAACGGTGAAGAAACAAGCGCTGGGATTCCTAATGGGAGTACTGGTGTGGTTTATAATGCTATAAGACAGGTAGGTGTACCTATATACAG